GAGAGGTAATAAAATCGTAGTGGAAAATGATGGTACTACTGGTGATATTATAAGAGTTTCTTGTGATACTGCAACATCTTTAGATGCAATAGTATCAGTTTTAGAGGATGTGTAATTAGGAGTAAAATATGAATAATAATCGTATAGGAGTAAATCCAACTAGTCTAATAACGCCAGGCACATTTTTTTCTAATTATAAAACTATAACAAACAGTTTAACTTTTGAAACGTCAAATGAAAATGGTATATTGATTGGTCCCATAGAAATAAGTGGAGCTAGTACAACAGTCACTATATCAGGCGACGGAATTTTTACGATTTTATAAATAAAAAGGGAGAATTATGGCAAGCACATTAAAAGTAGACCAGTTAGAGGGACAAAGTGGTAGTACGCTTACCATTCCTTCTGGTCAAACATTCGATATTAGTAATGCTACGGTAAGTTTACCAACAACAGTAGCTACTACAGCAGGATCACAAACTTTAACAAATAAAGTTATCAATACCGCTTCAAACACAATTACAGTTGTTGAGGCAGATATTTCTGACTTAGGTTCGTATATTACGGCTTCAAGTTCAGATACACTAACAAACAAAACTTTAACGTCACCAACTATTAATGACCCGGTTATTAATACTATTGATGACAGTAATGGTAACGAAGAAATTATATTTACAACAACTGCTTCAGCAGTAAATGAATTAACTGTGGCTAATGCTGCTACAGGAGATGGTCCTATTTTATCAGCAACAGGTGGAGATACTAATGTTGATTTAAACTTAACACCAAAAGGAACTGGAAAAGTTACATTTAATGGTCAAGGAAAAATTGAAAGTATTATTGAAAAAGTTACAACTGAAGCCACAGCTGCTACAGGAACTATTAACTATGATGTTTTAACACAAGCAGTATGGAATTTCACAACTGATGCATCAGCTAACTGGACATTAAATATTAGAGGTGATGGATCAAATTCACTAGATTCAATTATGAACACAGGTGAGGCAATCACAGTAGCACATATTGTAAAACAAGGTGGAACAGCATATTATAATTCAGCTGTACAAATTGATGGATCATCTGTTACTCCAGAATGGCAAGGTGGCACAGCTCCAGCTGAAGGAAATGCAAGTTCGTTAGATACTTATACCTATACAATTATTAAAACTGGAAGCGCTACATTTACAGTATTAGCTTCTCAAACACAGTTTGCGTAATAAATTAAAAGGAGAATAATAATATGCCTATATTAGGTTCATTCGGAGCAGCATCGAAAAAAGGTTTCGCTGGTGGAGCCGCTAAACCAGCTGAAGTTGAATATTTGATTGTAGCCGGAGGTGGCGGGGGTGGAAAAGACCTTGCAGGCGGCGGCGGAGCTGGTGGTTTTAGATTATCTTTTGGTACAACACCTCTTTCATCTGGAGAAGTAATTGGCATGGAACTTGGTGCTCCATACACAGTAACTATTGGATCTGGATCTGGAGGAGGAGCTTCAGCAGCTGAAGGACAAAACTCTAGTTTTGGATATTTAGATGGAACATTTGCTGCAACAGGCGGAGGAAGAGGTTATGGTGGACAAATTAATACACCGTCGCCTACTACAAATGGTGGCTCTGGTGGTGGAGGTCCTGGATCTGGTAATGAAGGAGGTTACACTCCTCCAGAAGGAAATCCTGGTGGAGGTTCAACATCTGGTGGTGGCGGAGCAGGAAATGCAGGATCAGGAGGAACAGGTGGACCTGGAGGAAATGGAGCACCTGACGCAAATATTTCAGGTTTAGGAGATACAACATTTGCTGGTGGTGGCGGCGGAGGCGGCTACATCGGAAACTCTGGCGGACCAGGAGGAACTGGCGGCGGAGGAAATGGCGGAAACAGACCTGGCGGATCAGGAAATGCTGGCTCAAGTAATACCGGTGGCGGCGGAGGCGGCGGCGGTGCTGACGGCGGAGGACCAGGCGGCGGAGGCGGATCTGGAAGAATAACTTTTAGAGTTCCTTCATCAAATTCATTAACAGTTACACCAGGTACAAACACTACGGGCACAACTCCTGGCGGTGACAAATATGCAGTATTTACAGTAACTGGAACGGTACAGGTAGACTAATGGCTACATTTGCAGAAATTGACAATAACAACTTAGTTTTAAGAACAATAAAAGTTGATGATGCGGAAGCATCAACACCAAGTGTTGGTGAACAATACTGTAAAAATTTATTAGGTGGAAATTGGAAACAATGTTCTTTCAATACATCAGGAAACGTTCATAGTGATGGTGGAACACCTTTTAGAAAAAACATGCCAGCTGTAGGTTGGATTTGGGATGAAGCAAAAGATGGATTCATAGAACCACAACCTCACGATTCTTGGACTTTAAATAATGACACTGGATTATGGGAAGCACCAGTTGCTAAACCTACAACTCAAAATGTAGATGAAAATATATTTGTTTATGGAACAGAGTGGAACGAATCAGCTCAAAGATGGGAAGCCACAGAATATGATAATGCTGGAGAGGCTACACCTAACAAATATTACTGGAATGCAACTAGCCTAAACTGGCAAACGATCTAATACCTTTACATTAATAAAAATTGATGTGAAACTTATGATGTGAAACTTATAAAGATTTATAATGATATTAAAATACTCCTATTGGTTTTTTCCTAAAGTCATACCTAAAAATATGTGTAACTTCATTATTAATGAAGGTTTAAATTTACCTCATAAAAAAGGATTGATAGGTGGACACGAAGGAGAAAATAAAAACTCTAATCTAAGAGATTCAGATGTTGTTTTTATGAGAGATCCTTGGGTTAGGCATATATGTGAACCTTATATACATTTAGCTAATAAAAATGCAGGTTGGAATTTTCAATTAGGTGGAACAGAAGATCCACAATTTACTATATACGGCAAAAATCAATTTTATGATTGGCATGTAGATAGTTATGGAGAACCTGACAAATTTAACACTATTAGAAAGTTATCTATGTCACTTCTTTTATCTAATAAAGAAAATTATACAGGTGGACAATTTATGTTTGATATTAATAAAAAAAAGTTTGAATGTAAAGAAGTGAGAGAACAAGGATCCATTGTAGTTTTTCCGTCCCATACGAATCATATGGTTAAACCTGTTACCAAGGGCACTAGATACTCTTTAGTTCTTTGGATGAAAGGTAATCCATTTGCATGAACAGTATATTACGAGAAGATCATATTGCTATATTTGAAAATGCTTTGCCAGACAAAATGGTGGATGTGTATTTAAAATATTATAAGCGATGTGAAAAAGAAGGTATAGTAGGTGAACGTAATTTACGTTCATGGGATGTTGCAGATACAGCTGTGTCAACACTTTCAGATCCTTTTTTTATTAATAAGCTAGACTTACCTTATGTTAATAAACCTTTTATAGATCATTTTTTTAAAAACATTTATCCTATCTATGCAAAAAAATATTCTATTTTAGATCATTTTCAAAAACATACTATCTTTGATATTAAAATACAAAAGACATCACCTGGTGAAGGTTATCATAGTTGGCATTGTGAAAATACAAATATGCAATATAGAAATAGAATTATGGCTTTTATGGTTTATTTAAATGATATTAAAGAAGGTGGAGAAACAGAATTTTTATATCAAAAATGTAGATTTAAACCTAAACGAAATACTTTATTGCTTTGGCCATCCGGTTTTACTCACACTCACAGAGGTAATCCTCCAATATCAGGAGATAAATATATTATAACTGGGTGGATAGAATACGGGACACCAATGCTATGAGTTTTAAAAAAAATCATTACCAAGTAATTAAGAAAGTTATATCTAAAGATATGGCTCATTATTTTTTTAATTATTTAAGGTTTAGAAGACAATTGTTATGGATTTTACAACAAGAAAAATGTTTAATACATGCACTAGATACAACTTATGGAACTTTCGGCGATCCTATGTTTAAAGAAAAAATATATTGTGTGTATGGAGATCCAGCTCTTGAATGCTTACTAGTTATGTTAAAACCTAAAATGGAAAAAATTACAAATTTAAGTTTAGTACCTACTTATTCTTATGCAAGAATATATGAAAAAGGTAATGAATTACATAAACACAAAGATAGAATACCTTGTGAATTTTCTACGACTTTGAATCTAGGTGGAGAAACATGGCCTATATATGTAGAAGATAAAAAAATTATTTTAAAACCTGGTGATATGTTAGTTTACAAAGGTGAAGAACTAGAACACTGGAGAGAACCTTTACCAAAAGGAGAATGTGGTCAAGTGTTTTTTCATTACAATGATGTTAAAAGAAAAGATAAACAACCTTATGATGGAAGAATTTGGTTGGGTATGCCAACTATATGCAAGAAATAATTAAATATAAATTAATTAAGTTTCCATTTAAACATCATAAAAAGTTTAAAAATAAATTATTATCACATTTTAAACAAGAACCTTTTAATAAAAGGAATAATGTAAATATGGATGATATATATAAATGTGACTTTAACAATAGTACAGATCCTAGTCGTCCATGGGTAGAAATGTTATTACCAAGTTTTATGAAAAGCTTTGAAACTTTTTTAAACCAGATGGAGTTTAAAACATTACAATTTAAAGATATTTGGTTTCAACAATATAAAAAAGATAATACTCATCACTGGCATATTCATGGATGTACATTTACTGGAGTCTATTATGTGAAATACAATGAAAAATGTATTGGTACAGAACTTATAGATCCTATTACTAAAAAAGTTATGATGCCGGCTGTATACGAAGGAGATGTTATTGTATTTCCTTCTTATGTAAAACATAGAGCTCCGCCTCAAATAACTAATACTTTAAAAACTATAATCTCTTTTAACTTTGACTGTGATATATAATAAAGGCATACACCCCGACTGTGGAAAGAAATATAAATTCGTAAAGGATATATTAATAACTCCTTTCTATACTGAATCTTTCTGTGATGAATTAGTGGCTATTTGTGAAGAAAAGAAAAAAGAATTTGCCCCTTATATTGTCTACAATCAATCAGAAGGTGAAACAGATAATTGTCCTTGGGACACATTATTTTTTACAGATATAGAAAAAGATTTATTTAAAAATTTTTGTATACAATACAAAGAAAGAATATCTCCCCTGTTGTTTACTAAATTTCAAGGTAGTTATATTTCAGGTTGGTTTTGTCCAATGATTATTAAATATCATCATAAAGGACAAAATGTAAAACTACATAATGATACAAGTAAATTTACTTTGAATGTAAAATTAAATACTAACTTCAAAGGATGCCATGTAGAGTTTCCAAGGCAGAAATGGACTAACAAAGATATACCAAAAGGATGGTGTTTTGTTTGGCCTTCACAGGTTACTCATCCACACGTAGCTTATCCATTAATATCTGGAACTAAATACTCCTTGTCTTCTTGGACGCATCCTGTAAATTGGGATCAGAATAAATTGAAAGGATCTATTTATGATAAAGATATTAAATAATTTAGTTTCGCTAGAAAAACAAAACAAAATAAAAGATATTTTAAACTCAGATACTTTTCCTTGGTTTTACTATGGAACTATTTTAAGCGATAAAGAAATTAATACACCAGGTAATAAAAATATTACTTTGACACCAGCTTATGTTCATACATTATTTCTAGCACCTAAAGGAGTTAATTCAGATGCATATTATCTTTTTTTAGATTCTATTTTACCAGATTTAAACATACCCATACGAGATATTTTAAGAGTTAGAATTAGAAGAACTTTACAAAAACCAGGTCATACAAAAGATAAATATAATTACCCTCATGTAGATTTAGAAAATGAAAAAAATTACAAAAGTTTAATTTATTACGTAGAAGACTCTGATGGAGATACTTTTTTCTTTGATAAAAGATATAAAGAAGGTGATCCTACTTTTTTAAATAAAGGATATAAAACTATAAAAAGAGTTACACCCAAACAAGGCAAATCAATTTATTTTGATGGGGACATCTATCATGCAGGCAATAATCCAATTAAATATGACAAAAGAACAGTCATCAACTTTGATTTTACAACTAATGAATAATATTATTTTTCATACTAATGTTTTACCTAATAAACTTATTAAAGAAATAAAAACCTATGTTCAAGATACTGTCCAGGACAAAAGATGGCAGACAAGTTATCATTGGCCAGAGTTTATTAGAAGAACACCTTACATTCCAATTTTAAGCTTAGATCAAAACTTAAGCATATATAACCAAGTAAGAAAAATATTCAGCAAAATTTTTCCTCCTAGTAAAAAGTTCGGTATGCAAGTTAATTATTTTCGTTGGCCTCCACATAGTTATATACCTATGCATGATGATGGACATAGAGTGGCAGCAGCTACAATTTATTTAAATGAAGAATGGTATCCTAATTGGGGTGGATTGTTTTTATATAAAAGAGAAGAAGATCCCCAGATTAATACCTTTTTTCCTTCTTATAATTGCTGTGTAATTAATAATAATCAGATATTACATGGCACATCAGCAGTAACTAGTGAAGCACAAGATAGAGAAACAGTGCAGGTATTTTGGTATGAAAGAAAAGATGTTAAGTAATTGGGATAAAGCAAAACCTATTATTGAAAGTGGCAATAGAGCTGTGCCTTTTGTCGTTCCACCTAAAGCATTTGCATGGTTAAAGAAAGCTGTTAACAAAGCTAATCGCCATGCTAATAAAACTTTAATTGGACATATTAAAAAAGAATATCATATAGATAATATTGACGATGAATTTAAAAATTTCATTTTGAAAGATTGTTTAGCTAACCCTATAATATTTTCTCACACACAAAGAATAAATATTTTATCACAATCTTGTAAATTTTATATTGATGATCTATGGGTAAACTTTCAAAAGAAACATGAGTTTAATCCTCCTCATACTCATTCAGGTTTGTATTCATTTGTTATCTTTGTAAAGATTCCTTACGATTTAAAAAAAGAAGAAAAATGTTTTAGTGATATTGAAGAAAATAAACTAAATGTTAGATACAATCATACGTCTAAATTTGCATTTTTAAATGTAGATTATACTGGAGAGATAAGATGTGATCTTTTGAATGTAGATAAAAGTTTTGAAGGCAAGATGATTATGTTTCCTGCAAAACAATCACACCAGGTTTTTCCATTTTATACAAGTAATGATTATCGAATCACAGTATCAGGCAATCTTAAATTTAAGGTATCTTAATATTGAAATGTAGGATAAAAGAATAAATAAAGGATTAAATAATAAAGAATATATAAAGGATTAAATAATAATGAGTACAGCAACATTTACTAAAAAATATTTAAAAGATGCTAGGTTTCCTAGTGAGAAAACACGTAAAACGCAATTATGGGACGTGTCTGGTATTTTAAAAGATAGATATAATCAAAGATTTCGTTTTGATGTAAGACCTTTAATAGTTCAAAAAGATGGGACAACAGCTAAAAAAGGATCTACTCGAACTAAAGCTGATAAAATGGTTATAGAAACTTTAAGTCAATGGTGGATTATTGATATTAAAGAATTACATGAATACATATTAAAGAATAAAATTAAAGCTCTACATTTAGAGAACATAGCAAAGGAGTTAGAATGGACAGTAATATTAGAGAAATAAAAAATTTTTTAGAAGAAGATACTTACAATAATATTAAAAAAATCATTAGATCAAATGAGTTTGCTTGGTTTTATTATAACGAACAATCTTTTATAGATAAATATTATTTTCAACATACCTTTTTTGATTGGTATGAAAAGACCTCACCATTATTTGATGAGATATTTCCTATATTAGAAAAATTAAAACCTAATATGATAACTCAAGTCAAAGCTATTTTGTTCACGAAAGAACGTTCTATTTATGAAACTCCTATGATGAGAGATAGATTTTTTGATTGTAAAACAGCAGTTTTATTTTTAGATTCCAATAATGGTAAATTAATTATAGAGAATGGTGTTGATAAAGTTGAGATTTCACCTGAAGATAATAAAATGGTTTTATTTGAAAACTCTAAATATGCAACTGTTGTACAACAAAATTATGTAAGAGGGATAAAACTTATTATTAATTACATATGAAGTTTTGTTATTATTGGTATCAAGATGTATACAAACCTGCTCAAATAAAAAAGATAAACAAATTTATTTTAGCAAATCATAATTCTAAATTACAAGACAAACCATCTGAAAAAGCTGTTAAAACTGCAAAGGTTTCTGTGTTAGATTTAAATACTTTAAGAAACTGTGAAGTTATAAAAAATCTTGAAGATTTAATTGATAGCACTAATAATCAATTTTTTAATTTTACCACTAGAAATTTTACAAAATTTGATTGTGTGAATCATAATATCTACAAAGCTGATGTATCAGGTCAATATGAGTGGCACTATGATGGTGAGTCTTTTGACAAAGGTTATACATCTAAACTTACAACGTTAATTAATTTATCTGAAAAAAAATATGAGGGTGGGGATTTGTATATTTGGTGGGGGGAATCATTACACGTAAAAGAATTTAGTAAACCAGGTTCAGTACTAGTATTTCCATCTTTTATGGCACACAAAGTTACGCCAGTTACAAAAGGAGAAAGAATAACATTAGCAATTTGGAAGAAAGGACCATGGTGGGAATGAAAGGTAAAATTACTCCAGTTTTTTCTAAAGCTATTTATTCTCAAGTGTTGGGTAATACAGACACGGCTAAAACAATAAAAGTATTAGAAAAACTAGAAACAGCCTGTGCTTACCAAAACTCTGCACAAAAAGAAACAGAAGATTACCTACATGTAACTCATACTTCTTATGATAAACAAGTTTTAAATAAATTACCTAAATTAAAAAAACAATTATTAAATGCTTTTGCAGAATATAAAAATGAAGCTTTTGAATATAGACGTAACGAATTTAAATTGACTACGTCTTGGATTAGTAAAACAAGTAAAGGTCAATCTTCTTTTCCTCACAACCATAGGAACTGTATGTTTAGTGGAGTGTATTACCCACAGATGGATGAAAAATCTGCAGCTATTTTTTTTGAAGATACTACCGATCAAAGATTTAATGTATTACCTAGTAAATGGAATATGTATAATACTAAAGAGATTATGGTTAAACCAGTGTCGGATATGGTGTTATTTTTTCCTAGTGAAATGTATCATATTGTAGGCACTCACAAATCCAATAAGACACGATACTGTATAGCTATGAATTTTATGCCTATTGGAAAACTAGGAGACGCTGATTCTTTTGTTGATTTACAAGTAAAAAATTAATAGTAAACAAAAAAAAGTAGTTTATTTAAATGATTTAATAATGGAGTTAGATCGGAATATAATAATAACTAAAAATTAAATTATTTAAAAAGATAATATAAATATAAACATAAATATAGTTAAGGAGTGAATATGACTGAACAAATTGAAGAAAAAACATTTACAATTGATGGTAAAGATTACAAAGAGTCTGAATTATCATCAAGATGTCGTAATATAATTTTTAGTAGAACTGAAATACAACAATCTAAAGTAAGACACGAAATGGAAATTGAAAAAATTGATGTTTTAACTAATTACTACAATATAGAAATTAAAAAAGAATTAGATAAAATCAAACAATAATGGCTGCTGTTGCTAATTTAAGAATAGACCAAGGGACTACATTTACGTCAGACGTAACGGTGACCGATAATTCAGGTACCGTCTTTAATCTTGCCGGATATACAGCTCAAGCAAAGATGGCATTAGGTTATTCTTCTACAAGAACAAGAGTTACAATATCAACGGCAATTAGCGACCCAGCAACTGGTATTGTGACCTTATCTCTAACAGCAGATCAAACTAGTGATTTAGAAGCTCCAGCGAGATACGTATATGATGTTGAAATAACAAGAACATCTGATAGCACAATTACAAGAGTTATTGAAGGTATTATCACAGTACACCCACAAGTGACTACTTAAATTATCTAATTTTTTAAGTATATTATTGTTATAAATATATTATAAAAGAGAGATAAATTAATGGTCAAAGCTGTTATTAACAATAGGGGTGGTACAACCGCTAAAATAAATACTTCAACGTCTTCAGGACCTCAACAAGTATCTGTTCAAGTCCCTAGTAGCGGTTCATCAAATTCATTTAGATCATTAACAGACGTAAACGCTAGCTCTCTTTCTGACGGTGCTTTAATTCAATATGATGCTTCATCTGATAAGTTTACAACAAGAAACGAATTAGAAACAACCACAGGAACGTTAAAGTTCAACGGTGGTCAGTTTTAGGAGAATTAAATGGCAACAGTAATACAGATAAAACGATCCTCGGGAACTTCCAAACCGTCAGCACTCGCTCAAGGGGAACTAGCCTATTCATATGGTGTAGGTGGTAGTTTTGGTGAACAACTTTTTATAGGAACAGGTGTTGAAACAGACGGCGAAGCCGCTAACATAGATGTTATTGGTGGTAAGTATTTTACAGACAAATTAGATCACGCAATAGGGACACTAACAGCCTCGTCAGCTTTACTAGTAGATAGTAATAAAGCGATTGATGAAATCTTTATTGGTAATTCATCAACAGTTGGTGGTACTTTAAAATTAAATGAAGGTACTAACAACGGAACAAATTTCATAGGACTTAAAGCTCCGAATGCCGTAACAACAACTACCACTTTCACGTTGCCAGATGGTGATGGTACAAACGGCCAGGCTTTAATTACAGACGGTTCTGGTAATTTATCTTTTACAACAATTAATAGTACATTTACTTTAGCTGCTGATAGTGGATCAAGTGATACATTTAGTACAGGTGGTACATTAACATTTACTGGTGGTACTGGTATTGACACAACAGTTTCAGATGACACAATTACAATTGATATTGATAGTACAGTTGCCACTTTAACAGGTTCTCAAACACTTACAAATAAAACATTAACATCACCAGTTTTAGGTGGCACTACAACAACTGCTTCAGGCAATCTTGTTTTAGAACCAGCAACAAATATTGTTGAAATTAAAGGTGATGGTTCATCAGTAGTTGGTCAATTACAATTAAATTGTCACGTCAATACACACGGACAAGTAATTGCTTCTCAACCACATTCAGAAAGTGCTACAAATAGATTAACATTACCAGGTGGTACAACAATAGGTAATGCTGACGCTACTTTAGTATCTGATACTGGAACACAAACATTAACAAACAAAACTATTAATACTGCTTCTAACACAATTACTGTTGTTGAGGCAGACATTTCTGACTTACAGTCATACATACTTGCTGATAGTACAGATACATTATCTAATAAAACACTTACAGCTCCTAAATTTGCTGATGGTGGTTTTATTGCTGATGCTAATGGTAATGAGTTAATTCTTTTACAAACAACTACAAGTGCTGTAAATGAATTAGAAATTACTAACGCTGCTACAGGTAATGCCGTACAGATTGCTACTTCAGGTGGTGACACAAACATTGACTTAAAATTAGCACCAAAAGGTTCTGGTGTTGTTGATGTTGATTCAAGTAGAATTACAAACGTAACTGATCCTTCAAGCGCTCAAGACGCTGCTACAAAAGCATATGTTGATGGTGTTGCGAACGGTTTAGATGTAAAAGAATCAGTACGATATGCTTCAACAGCCAATATTGCTGGAACATATAACAATGGTGCTGGTACTAT